CGCCAAATCGTGCCGCGCCTTAGCGACCTCGCGCCGGTGCTCGGTGCGAAGCCACATATCAACCTGCAAGTCGTAGCCGGAACGGCGTGCGTTCTTGAAGTATTCGCCGTGCCGTCCGGGCGCGTCCTCGAAGCTCGCCGATACGCTCGCCATGATGGGGCGGCGCACCTTGCAGTAGACGAGCTTCGACAGGTCGTGCCCGTTGAAGATGATGCTATCGCTTTGGTTTCGCTTCCGCTTAAGCTCCAACGGGCACCCCCTTTTGCTTTAGCTTGCTGGCAATGCCAGCGCCGATCTGCTGTCCGGTCGTGTACGCGTCAACGCCGTTTGCGACCGTAGCGTTAACGGTCACGTTGACCTGAGCGCCGCCGCCGAAGCCGCCGCCCAGGCGGTCTAGCACGCGGGCGATGCCGGCTTCGACGCTCTCTTTGACGCTGGAACGCAGCTTTGCATCGGGCGCTACGTGTTCCAGTCCAGCTTCGCCAACGCCGATAATCGAAGGCTTGTCGAAGGATGCGCCCTTTGCATACCAGTTGACGCTGATTGACGGCAGCTTTACAACGCCGCCGATGTTGCGCCAGCTTACGTTGAAATGCGGCATGTTGATATGCGGCAAACTGATACGAATCCCGCTGAAAGCGTTCTGAATCTTTCCGGGGATGCCGCTGATGAAGTTCCACGCTTCGTCGATAGGCGAAGTTATGTTGCTCTTGATGTTTGAGAAAACGCCAGCGACCGTGCTTCCAAGTCCGGGAAAGCCCAGCTTCTCGCCGATGGAGTTACCGGCGTTTATGGCGTTGTCCTTTGCGTTGTTCATCTTCGTTTGGATGTTGCTTTGTATCGCCTGGAAGGCGCTACCGGCTTGCGATTTCGCCGCGTCCCAATTCCCGTTCATGGCGGCTTTCAGGGCGTTTGAAGCGGCAGAGCCGACGATTTGCCCGGTGTTCATGTCTGCTGAAATCGAATCCTTGATAGCGCCGAATTTCTCGGACGCTGCGGATTTCAGGTTTTCCCAAGCGTCGGACGCGTTGGATTTCAAGCCTTCCCAAGCGTCGGAAGCGCCTTGCTTGATTCCTTCGAATTTTTCGCCAAGGCTGTTTTTGACCTCTTCGGCTTTTCCGGTTATCCCGTCCCAAACACCAGACCAAAATTCCGGCACGCCTGCGAAGAAATCCTGCACGCCTTGCCACTTTTCGGAAATCCAGCCCGTGAAATCAGACCAAAGCTGCTTTCCCGTCTCGGTCTGCGTGAAGAACCACGTAAGGCCAGCGACCGCAGCCGCGACCGCAGCAACGCCAAGCAAGATGGGATTCGCGGCAATCAACCCGGTGAACGATGTCCAGCCGGTCGAGAGCTTGCCGCCAAGGGTCGATGCCAAGCCGCCCGCTTTCTCGGCCATGCCGCCAAAGCCGGTAGCTGCCGTGCCGATAGCGCCGCCGCCCTCGCCGAACTTGCCCGCAAGGGAAGCGAAGCCGCCCGCAACGTCCTTGAACGTCTGGCCGATCTCAACGCCCTTTTGGAGCGTCTTTCCGATGCCGGTTGTAAGACCGCCGAACGCGACAGTCCCCAAAACGACGTTGTTAGCCATGTCCTGCTGCTCAGGCGTGAGCGACTTATACCAGCTGGAAACTCCCTCAAGCGCTGGCGTTACCTTCTCAAGCAGCGTAGTCCCAAGCTCAAGCGCCTTTTCCTTGAACGGCATCGCCGCTTCTCCAGCTTCGGCCATCTTCTGGTTCAACTCGGCTTGCGCTTCGCGCGTGTCGAGCATCGTTTTATTAGTCTCTTGGTACGTCTCGCCGATGTTGCCGTAAAGGCCATCGAGCGTCTGCGTGATAAGCGAAGAGCGCTCTTGCTCGTCACCGCAGGCGGCAAGCGCGGCGTTGAAAGCGTCTTCTTTCGTAGCTCCCTGGTCTATCTGGTCGTTGAAAGCCTGCTGCGCCGCCTGGTTGCCCGAAAGCGCGGCGCTCCACTGCTCGTTGCTCGCCGTAGCCCAGTTGAGAGCATCGGCAAGGCCGCCGGTGACGGTGCCGGTGTGCGCCGTTTCCTGAGACGCTTCAACGAGGTTTTCGAGCGGCAGCGCATCGCCGAACTTGGAAAACGAGCCTGCGGCGATGTTGTTCCACTTGTCCAACTCCTGCTGGTTGGTGGTCAGGCGCGACAGGTTCTGCGCCGCTTCGGTCGCGGTGTCCTCTTCGCCAAGCAGCTTGTAAAACAGCGTGTAAGAGCTTCGCGCCTGCTCTGACGTTCCGCCAGCATCCTTCCACGCAGCGTCCAGCTGGTGCGTCTGCTCAATCTGCTCTTCCTGGCTGCTGGCAAGCCCGACAAGCGCGGTTGCCGCTCCGGTGACGGTGCCGGTGATTGTCTTTCCGGCAGTCTCAAGACCCTTGCCCGCCTTTTCCAGCTTGTCGCTGTTGTCCTGGATGGTCTGGCCGAACTGGTAAAGGTTGCCCTTGGATGCCTGGGCTTCGCGACCGACGCTTTTAAGGTCGTCGGAATAGCTCTCAAGCTGGTTTTCGCAAATTGCAATCTGCGCCTTAAGGCTCGAATACTGCGCTTCCTCGCGCTCGGTAAGCGTCGCGCCGCTGCGCTTCTTCTCGTCGAGCGTCGCAAGCGCAGCCTTGTAGGCATCGAGCTTGGTTTTCGTCTCGCCGTAGGCGCGGTTGAGAAGCTTTTCCTTCTCGACGAGCAAATCGGTGTTGCCGGGGTCGAATTTCAAGGCGCGGTTGATGTCCTTCAACGCGCCCTGCGTGTCCTTCGCCGTGCTCTTCACGCTCTTCAACGCGCCCTGCAACTCGGTCGTATCGCCGCCGAACTTGATCGTCAGACCTTTGTACGTGACAGCCACGGTTTCACCTCTTTTCGATTGTCAATGAAAGAAATGAGCGCACAGAACAGCGCACCGGCAAAGGTGCGCTGGCGCTTTACGCTCACAGGCCAGCCCAGAAGGCCGCTTCGCCTTGCCGCGCCTGCTCGTCATCCTCGGCATACGCCACGGCATCGTTAACGAAGCTGTATATCTCAAGCAGGTTCTGCACCTGCGCATAGGACAGCGCGTGCAGGTCTTGGATGCTCAAGCCCGCCTGCTGGCAAGAGTAGATATAGAGCGCGTCGCAGCTACTTTCCAGCTCCGGCGGAAGCGGCGGCATCGGATGCTTCGGCGGTCGCGGCTTCCACGTCCGCTTTTGCGTTCGGAAAGTAGTTGTCCTTGATGATCTGCATCACGTCGAATGCCCAACCGCCTTCGCGCTCAAGGTCGAATTCCGATTGCGGGAAGCTGCAAACCCAATCGTCAAAGGACTTGCCAAGGTCGGTCTTGTCCTTCGCCGTCGCGTTGTACGTCTTCGCGCACGCGTAGAAAATCTCAAGCAGCGGCACGATTGGCGGCATGTTCGACGTTGCCGAAACCTCAAGAACCATGGAAACGGCTTCGTTGATGTCCTTCGGTCTGCGGCTCCCGTCCTTTCGCTCAACGAAGAACTCGCGCGAGTATGCGATAGGGGTGAACGCATTGCAAGCAACGGGATACTTAACTCCACCAACCTCGATGATTCCGCCGTCCATTACGCGGCCTCGGTCTTAGGCTTGACGGCGGTATCAACCTGCTCGAAGAACTTATCGTAATCCGCGAGGTCGCTATACGTGTCGATGTAGCATCCGCGCCAGCCGGTCGGAAGCGTGACGGGGCGGAACGTAAGCTCGTAATCGATCTGCGTGATGTCGGGCTTGTCCTCAAGCGTCTTCGCATCGACGGACGCTGGCTTGCTCGTGCACTTGTAGATGCAGCGGCGCTTTCCGACGGCGTGGCCGGGCTGCTCGCACATGAATGCGAACGGCTTAGGGGTCTTGCCGGACGTTGCAAGCACGCGGCCTTTCGCGTCGATATCGAATCCGTTGATGTCGGCCAGAAGCTCGCGAAGCTCCGGCGTGCTCTCGATGTCGTAGAGCGACCACGTGATAGAGCCGCCGTTGTCCTGGTACTTATCGAGCCAAGGTTCGTTATCGCCGTAGCTCGTAGCCTGCTCGATTGAAGGCTCCATCTTAAATTCGACCGCGCCCGGGATGTGAACGGGCTTCTCGTACTCGAACGTATCCTCGTCGGTAAAACGCGCAACGTGCACGTTCTTAACGCCGAAGAAACCATTTCGTGCCATGTCGGCTCCTTTCGTTATTCGGTAACGTCGATTTCGTAAGCCGTTTCGATAAGATCGTCACCGTCAAGCGGCGTTACCTTTTTGCTGTAATTGAACTCTGCGGCATCGAGCGCCGCTTCGAATCGCTTCTCAAGCTCGTAATCGCGCTCTCGCACGTAAAGCGCCACATCGTACGGCATCCATCGGCACCAAGCGGCGTTGTCCGCGCACATGCTCTCGCCGTAACCGGCTTCGATGTCGATATACGGCGGAGCGGGAAAACCGCCGTCGCGGAAGCCGCCGTTAGCCCACGGAAGGCCGAACGCGTCAAGCAGCTTCGCGAGGTCTTTAAGGCTGTTCATTGCGCTCCCTTGGAGAACTCGGCGGCAACCTCCTTGTAAACTCCCTCGATGACGTGATCGCCCTCGACCTTGCCGGGATAGCTGCCGTGCTGGTTTTTGATAGCGTGGCCGTTTTCGAGCAGATGCGTAAGTTGGTATTGCCTGTTATGGACAACGCAGGTCGTGCCGGTCGCTTCGGTCTTCACGTCGGAAGACCATCCCTTTGCGTAGCTTCCGCCGTGGCGCTTCTTCTTCCGGCTTCGCTCTTTCAGCAGGCGAACCGCCTTGCTGCCAGCGGCTTTGACGTTGCCTTGCAATACCTCTTCGTTGTCCTCGATAACCTCTTCGATGCTGTTGACGATGATCGCTTCCAGCTGATCAATCTTTATACTGCTCACCGGTTGCCTACTTTCTCGACGAGGGTTAGGCGCATGTCGTCGGCTCCTGACATAACCGCCGAATCGACGGCATATCGGATGCCCTTGAACTCGCAGAGCTTTTCGCCGCTGTAAGCGCACGCGCGAACCGCGATGACGGCCTGCGGTTTAACGCCAGCTTGCGCGGCGGTGTAATAGGCCGTCTGGCTGATGCCGTAGACGTTGCACGGCACGCGGCGGCAACGCTCCTTTTTGTGCGAAACTCCCAGCTCGTCGCGCTCGGAAACGGTGGCAATGAGCGAACAAACGCCAGCCCACCCGCTCATGCCGCATCACCGCCGTTGTACGCAGAATCGCCGCTCATGCTCGTGAGCATGGTTTCGAACGACTTCATGAAGCGCTCAGCATCTGGGTTGTCCATGCCGAAGTTCGCCTTGACGTATACCTTGACGGCAAGGCGAATGCGGCCATCGGAGTCGTCGTTGGCCTTCTCGGGAAGGACGCCGCCCGCTACCAGCTCGGCGCGGGCGGCGTCGATGACGTCTGCGATCTCTTCATCGAAGTCGTTGCAGAAAGCGGGAATGCGCAGGGCGGCGCGGCACGCGTCGAGCAGCTTGCTCTTAGCTTTGTCGGCCATGGCGCACCGCCTTCTTAGGCGGCCTTGATGGTCAGCTGGGCGAACGCCTGCGGTACCACGAGCCCGCCATCGAAGAGCACGTAGCCATCGAAGCAGCGCTTCTGGCTGCGGGGCGCAACGTATGGCGTTACGTCGGGGCCATCGAACAGGTTGCCGTGGAACAGGTCAGGATAGCCCGCCTTGATAACGCCGTCGGCAATGGAATCGTCGCACTTGACCAGCTTGCCGAAGATGCGACCTTGAACGGTCGGGTCATCGGTGCTCTCGTTCACGAAATAGGAGCGGTTGTTGGCGTCCTCAATCAGGGCGATGTAGTTCCAAATCGTGTCGTTGTTGGCGTAAATAATGACGCCCTTAGCGGCGGGGTTGCCAAACGTCTTGAGCTTGGAAAGCATGCCGGTGATGTCGGACTTGGCAATAGCGTTTGCCTTTGCGGTCTCGATCTTGTTCGCAGCAGCCATTCCGAGCGTGGTGTCGGCAAGGCGCGTATGGGAAAATGCGTTGCAGGCCACGGCAAGGCGGGCGGAAACCTCGTCGATGATGTACTGCTGGAAGCCGCTGAGGGACTGGACGGCCATCTTGCGGGACATCTCGACGGTCTTCTTGATCTCTTCGCCAGTGAGCGTAATCACGTCGTACTCGTTCTGCTCAACATCGGTCGGTGCCGCGCCCTCGTCGGTCTTCGCTGCGTCGCCTTTCGTGATAGAGACGTGGCGGGAAATCTCGAACTGGCCAGACAGGTTGGAGCGGTGGATGTCGCCATACAATACCGCCGTATTATCGATAAGGCTAATGATCTGGCTCTGAATCTCAACGGGGATGATTGCATCCGTATTGCCTGTGGTGTGCGTGAACTCGGCACGCTGCTCGATAAGGTGGTTCTGGGCTGCGCGTTCGACGTCGGTGAGAGCAGTACCGCCAACGAGCTGGACGCCCGAACGCTCGGCGACATCCTTCACCCACGCGCGGGTTGCCGCCGCGTCGTAGTCGGTCACGTCGTAGGCATTGCCAACGCCGACAACATTGGCGGAGCGCGCCAGCGGAACGGCATCCACGCGACGGGCGGTGCCGTTCTCGATGGCCGCCCGGGCTGCTGCGACGGTCGCGGCGCGGGTTTGTGCGGTCGCAGTCTGCTGCGCGCGAATCTCGTTGATGCTATTCGTCAACTCGGCCATGCGGGCAGCGTCCTCATCGGTCGGCTCGGCGTCATCGGCGGAATACTTGTCGATGAGTGCCTGGAGCTCTTTCAGCAGGTCTTCAAGGTTCATTTTTGTTTCCCTTCTAATTGGTGGCGATTGCCATTACTGCACGCGCCTTTACGAGCGCGTTCTTGCGGCGCACGTGCTCCCCGTGCGACTCCTCAATCACTCCGTTGAGAAGGTTTCTTGCACTTATTTCGGTGTTCGGGTCAGCAGGAAGGCTGACTGCGGACACGTCATAAATCTTCTTGACGCGCGTGATTGTCGTGGTGTGCGTGTCTCGGTCATACTCGGACGCGCCGATGGTGAACGCCCACGACATGCGCGTAACAAGGCCGTTGTCGATTTCCTCGAATCGGTTTCGGGCGGCTTCTGATTTCGAGAGGTCGGCGGCCATGAAAAGCCCGTGCTCGTCGGGCTCGACGATGAGCGTGCCGTTCGACTGGCGCGCCAAAACGTCGCCCACATGGTCGAACTGCATGATGATGTCGCTCATATCGGTATCGACGAATGCGTCTGGGCTGATGACCTCGCGGTACTCGGTGCCGTCCCAAGGGTCTTGCCAAAGGACGTATGGATCATTGAACGTCGAAGCGTATCCCTCGACGTAGTAGTCAGATTCGATGCGCTTCTCGCGCTTGCCGCCATCGGGCAGGCTTCGCAGCACCATCGACATTGTTCTGTATTGACGCTCATTCGGCTTGGCTGGCATCGTCGTCACCGTCCTTCTTCTTACCGTCGATTGCCGCGACGTTTGCGTTTACCTCAGCCGCCTTGGCGGCTTGCTCGGATGTGTGCTCGCTTATCAAGTCAAGGTCAATGTACTCGCCGCGGATTACGTGGCGGTCACCGCCCTCGTAATGCGGAAGCTGGAACACGTCAGCGCCCTGATTGCCCGTCATGATTCCTCGGTCGTAGAGCGATGTGACGACGTTGAGCTTTGTTTGATTACTAGCGAACTCAAGGCGGTTCGCGCTGAACATGATGCTGTTGCCGTACGCGATCTCGTTCGGCGTGAAGGTCATGCACGTGAGCACGTATCCGAGCTGCACCGCGAAAACCTCTGTGCGACCCTCATAGAACGAGTTGTATGTTTCCTCGTCGGCCTTGTTCATAACGATGTCTTCGCACGAGCCGAAGAACCGATATGCGGCCTTCTCGATGCGTTCCATCTGGGCGGCGTCCACCGTGTAGCTCTGCGGCGTTATCTGCTTGACGTCGTTGTATTTGTTGTCATAGACAGCTATACCGCCAGCGTTCGCCGAACCGAGCTGCTTGTTGAATTCCTTTCGGGCCTTCTCCAAGTCTTCGGGATTGCGGTTCTGCGACATCTTGCCTATGAAGCGAATGGCCGCACCTTGCTCGATGGCCGTCTTCTCAGCTTCGTTCTGCGCGTGCATCAGCTCTAGCGTCGGATTGAGCACGTTCGTTCCGTCGCCGAACAAATCGCTTCTGAATTGGTGACGCGTCAACACGCCGACGCGCGACCATTCGAGCATGGTGGCGTCGCCGCCAGGGAAAGACAGCTTGAGCCACAGCGTTCCGCCGACGTCGTAGGCTTCGCACTGCCCCGGAAGGACAGGATAGTAGCCCGTGATGGCCTCGGCGTTCCCGTCGAGGATGGGAACGATAAGGCACGTGTCGCACACGTCCAGCATCGTCGAGATGCGGTGCAGGAACTGCGGCGTTGTCATCCACGGGTTCGGCTGCCATTCGAGCGAGCGCGTGGCCAACCGCTGCGCGGTTCCCGAAACCTCGGGTTTCAGTTTGCTCGCGTGGTCGGCGTTTCGCTCGATGATGCTTCGCGTCAGCTCCGCTTCATAGATGCCGCCACTCCACGTTGTAAAGCGCGGCGCGTACGCCGTGAACGTCTGAAAGTAACCGTCCACGGCCTGCATGATCGGCTTGTGGAATACGGCATCGAACATTGAGCGGAACATCGACGTTCGTTTAGCCACGTTTAACCTCCAATCATGCTTCTAAAATCGTCCATCATGTCTTTTAAGACCACGAATGCATCGCATTCCGCCGCCCAGGCGTCGATGCGGTTGCGCGGGTCTTGGTTCTTTTTGTCGGGCGCGATGTTTCCGTTCGCGTCGCTGCGCACCGCAACGTTCGAGCGGCACCACTCGGCTATCGGGTTGCTGTTGTCAACTACGCGGTTCTCCTTGTACAGGGCGCGTAGCTCCTTCATCGGCATCGAGAGCGTTTGAGCGCCTTGGATGACCTTCTTGAAGTTGTCGGCTCCGAAATAACCTTCGTAGGCTTCCACCGTCGGCACGTCGCGCATGTGCCACGGGTCGTAGCCGCACGCAACGGCATAGATGCCGTATTTCTCGCGCACCTCATCCACCCAATCGAGCACGAGCCGCTTGTCGATGATTGGCGTCGGAGACGTTCGCAGAAGCCCGCGCGCGATCCACGCGTCGTAAGGCACGCCGTCGCGACCGCCGCGCCGTCCTTCCGTTTCCGCCTGCTCCAAGGCGCGAAGCGGAATCCACGCCATGTGCATCGCATATATGCGCTCGTCGTTCGGGCGCATCATCAGCAAGCATGCGGCGGTGAGGTCGGTGGTGTCTGACGCGTCAACGCCGAGCACCGCATAAGAAAAAGACCCGTCGGACGGGTCGAAAGTGTCATCGTTATGAATCTCAGCCCACGTAAGCCACGCTTGGCTTTGGTTTTCGATGAGGTTGAAATCCTTGACCAGAAGTGTCGGCAGAAATGTCGGGTCGTCTTTGGCCTTTGAGACGTTTTGGCGCAAGCCCTCAAGGCTTTTGATGGTGCCAAGGCCAGGGTTCGCCTTAATCCACGCCGATTCCTCTTGCCACTCATCGCGCTCATCAAGCTCGAAGATGAACGCTATGAAGCGTTCAGCCTTCTCGCCTGTCGCCTTACCGTCGAGCCATTTGGTGGCGTATTCGTATTGGGCGTCGAAGATGCCGTTCCGAACGAAACCGTTGGTCGTGATTTCCAGAACCAGCGGTTGGCGGCGGGCGGACGTGCCCTGAATGGTTAGGTCGTACAGATCACGGTTCTTCATGGCCGCGAGCTCGTCGACGATGGCACCTGAGATGTCAAGGCCGTCGAGGTGGTTCGTGTTGGCAGAAAGCGCCTTGATTGAACCCATGTTGAGGTCGCAGTAGAGGTCACTCACGCGCTTGCGAACGTGCCGCCCAAGAGCGGGCGATGTGAGCACCATGCGCCAGGCGTTGTTGAAGCCCTTCGCCGCCTGGTCGTGAGCCGTGGCGACGTTGTAGACCTCGGGCGCACCCTCATCGTCGTTGATAAGCAAGTCAAGCTCTATGGCGGAAGCAAGCGCGGTCTTGCCGTTCTTGCGCCCCATAATCCAGAGCACTTCGCGATACTGCCGTTTTCCCTCGACGTCCACGAAGCCGAAAACGACGGATAGGATGGCTCGCTGAAAAAGCTCAAGCTCGAACGGCTGGCCGAGCTTGCCAGATGGAAGTCGGCAGAAGCGCTCGATGAAGCTCACGTGTTTCTGCGCGTATTCCTCGCGATAGTGGTATGGATACAGCGGGTCGTCGTTGTCCAAGTCTCGAAGGACGATGGCCGCGACCTGCTGCATCTTCGCGCACGCGGTTATCGTGCCGTCGAGGACGCCGCCGAAGTACTCGCGTATCGCCTTTTCGCACGAGCCAGCGGCCTTCTTCCTAGCCACCGAACCTCGTCTCGTTCAGGTAGTCCATGAGCGCATCGGCTGAGGTGCTGCCGCTCGGCATCATGTCGGTGATCTGCTTGATACCGCGCGAGAACGTTGTGAACAGCTTGTTGTAAGCGGAAAAACCCGGATGCTCGCGCAAGCCCGATTGACCGCCGCCGTTGTCGTACTCGGTGAAGATGCTTTCGCCCATCAGCTCCACGCGAGCTTGGTCGAGTTTCACTTTCAGAAACGCGATGTTCGACATGAGCGGCATGATGGCCGTGCGCTTGTCGTCTGGAATGACGTCCTTGGTCAAGCGCTGCAAGCGTTTCAACTCGTTTTGATAGAGCGATTGCACCGATTGCCCGTTCCTCTTCGGAGGGCTCTTCGCGACTTTCGGCGAAATCTCGGTACTTTCGCATACTTTTCGCTTTGCCACAAGACCACCCCCGTTCTGAAAACCTCTGCGCGCATAAATCTATCTCCCGGCGTTGGTGCCCTAGGCTGGTAGCCTTGGTTCTCGAACGGGGGGATGCTGCGTCGCTCTGACCTGCTGTTTTGTTGTCTCTGTTTTGTGAGCTGCGAATTGTGCTCAGTCTGTGTGTTCACCGTTCAACGAAACCAAGTTGCCGTCCTCGTCGAACGCCAAGCCTTGCCTTGTGCTGCCTTGCCTTACCCAGCCGTGCACCTTCTTGTGGCACAGGTCGCACAGGCTCACTAGGTTGTCGAGGTTTGTGTTGATGTTCGGATCGTTGACGTTCGCTGGAGTCAGCTCCACGATGTGATGAACCATGACCGCTGGTGTCTCTACTCCTTGAGCCAAGCAATGCTGGCAAAGGTAGCAATCGCGTTGCAATGCCTGCTCGCGAGCCTGTTCCCAGTCGGTCGAGTGATAGAAGCGGTATGAGAAGCCCTTAGCCATCGCCGTACCTTCCCAACAAAAAAGGGACGCGAGCCGAAGCCCGTGTCCCTTTTGTTTACCTAATCCACCATAGCGAACTTTAGCATAAAGCGGGAAGTGAAGGGAAGTACTGTTTTTAGTTTTCCTTTAGCCACGCCACGCCAACGGCATCGATATACCTGAACGCGGCATTGCACAATTCGCGGCACCACTTGGGCGAACACTGCATAACAACAGCAACGTCAGCCCATGGCATCGCCTGGCAGTAGCCCATACATACCGCATCGGCGTAGCGGTTGCCCTTGAGTTTTGCCAAGCCGCCGTGATTGTCGTTGCCATACAGCACGGCGCAGGCTTCATCAACGGCGGCATTGCTTTCAACGATGCGCAGCTTCAAGCGTTGCTCAAAGTCGATGCGCCCGTTGATCGCATCCATAGGGTCACACGAACCGCCACCACCGCCAGCCGTATAACTCTGAGCCTTTGCCCCTTCACGAGCCTTGAGACGTGCAAGCATTTCTCTTGACTTCTCAAGGCTCGCCACCTCGTCGCGTATGCCCTCAAAGTATTCCTTGGCATCCACGACGCATCATCTACTCAATACCGGTAGAGCCGAAGCCGTCTTCGCCACGCTCGGTGCCGCTCAGCTTTTCGACCTTCACCAGGTCGCACGGCACAAACGGCACAACGACCATCTGGCATACCCGCGAACCCTTCGGCAGATACACCGTGTCGCAGCTGAGGTTCACGAGAGGTGCGCACACCTCGCCGCGAAAGCCGCTGTCGATGACCCCGACGCTGTGGCTGAGCGTGACGCCGTAAAGGCTCGAAAGACCAGAGCGAGGGAACAGCAGCCCAACGCACCCACTCGGAATCTCGAAAGCGCATCCGAGCCCGACGATTGCGCGGGCGTTCGGCTCAAGCCTGCAATCCTCGGTGATGCACAAGTCGAAGCCCGCATCTCCATCGTGTGCGTAACGCGGCAGCTCGGCGGCGTCGAGCAGCTTCACGTTCAGTTTTCGTCCTTGCATACCTGCTCCTTAAAACGGAATGTCTTCGTCGTAAACGTCAGGCACGTATGCCTGCTGCTGAGCCTGCGGCTGTTGCGGCTGCCTGTAGTTGGTCATGCCGATGATGTTGTCAACGATGACCTCTAGCTTGCGGCGGCGCTGACCGTCGGCTTCCCACGTGCTCATGCGCAGGTGTCCTACGACGGCAAGCTTTGCGCCTTTTTGCAGGTAGCCATTAGCTTGCAGCGATTCGCCGCGCTTGCCAAATATCGTGCAATCGACCCAGCTGGTCTCGTCCGCATAGCTGCCGTCTTGCTGCTTGCGCCTATGGTTGACAGCCAGAGAGAACGACGTGATCGCCATGCCGCCAGCCGTGTACCTCACCTCGGCGTCGTTGCCAAGATTTCCGCTCAGCGTGCAGGTGTTCAAACTCTCCGCGCTCATTCGGCACCACCAGCTACCAGGGCAAGCGCCATTATTACAAACACCGCAACAGCGGTAGCGATTGCAGGAAACACCAGCGAGAACGCACCGCCAGTGAAGAGCAACACGAGCGCTTCCACTACGCAAAACGTTAGGAACAACAGACCGACAATGAGCAGGCAGGCTGTTATTGTAATGAGCAGAGCGACGCTCTTAACCGCAACAAGGTAATCATCTCGCTTGCGCATGCCTACCACCTCACCAGGGTAGACAGCAGGTTTGCCCGCTGGTTCTTGCCCAAGCCCTTCACCTTGCGACCGCTTGCTATGTGCAGCTTCTTCATGAGCGCATCGGCACGGTCAAAGAACTTCTCAAGCGGCAAAGCGCCCTTCTTCAACTGCTCGCGATATTCAGCTCGCTGATGCCTTATCTGCATTCCCTTAGCAAGGTTCTCTTGCCTTTGTTCTTTGGTCAAAATCGGTACCATTTTCGCTATCTCCTGATTCTTACTTGAAATACGTCGGTTGTCGTTTTCAAAACCGCTGGTTTTGCGGTCTGACCTTTCTTTTTGTTGGCGGTGGCAAAATTGGCGCGGCTATGCCGTTGGCACACCATTGGCACCGTCTCCCTTAAGCTCATCGGTAAACTTGTCGAACACCTCTGCCGCCCTCTGGTCGCGCCCCGGCATGGCGTGCGCGTAAAGCCTAAGCGTGGTCGATTCATTAGCGTGGCCGAAGCGCTCGGCGATGTCCTTAAGGTTCGCGCCGTTCGCCAGAAGCCACGTGGCATGCGTGTGCCGCAGGCTGTGAAACGTGCATCCGTTTGGAAGCCCTAGACGGTTGCGCAAGCGGGTAAAAGCCTTCGAAACCGTTGTGGGGCGCATGAACGAACCGTTAAAGCTCACCAGCGGCGAGTTCGGCGTGAAGGCTTCGGAAAACGCGTCCTGCAACGCGATGAAACCGAAAACCGTCTCGAATTCCCGTGCCGTCATGGAAACGTTTCGGCTCTTTCGGCCTTTAGTAACATCCACGCGATCAAGCCCGCCGCCGTCAAGTTCGACAATCTTGCCGCATACATGGAGGTACCCAAGCCGCCTAAAAACATCTCGGCGACGCATCGCGCACACCTCGCCGACGCGCATACCCGTATGCAGTGCAAGCCACGCGGCGAACGCGTAGGCCGCTTCGCGCATAGTCCTCTCATTCAGCTCATCTGGATGCAGAGAAGCCGTAATGGCCTCGTCAAGCCCTGGATAGTCCCATTCGTCAAGCGCCACGGCTTCGTGCTTTTCCTCGGCAGGCGGCTCCACGTAAAACAGCGGGTTCATCTCGCACACGCCGCTTTTGACCCAATGGTTGTATGCGCCGCGTAAGAAGAAATGCACGCTTCGGACGGTATTGCGCGACAAACCTTGTCCGCGCTTCTCCTTCGGAAGCAGCAACCGTGTTTCGAAGTCGCCCAAATCCATTACCGACAACTTGCAGGCAGATTTGCCTTTGAGGTACTTGCCCACATACGAGCGTGCGAACAGGTTCCACCGCTTTACCGTGTAAGGGCTGATGCCTTTCACCTTGCGCTCGGCGATATACGTCTTGAGCAAGTCGGTTATGATGGCGCTCTTTACCTTGCCGCCAGCGGAAAGCTGCGAAATCCAATGGTTCGCCAACTCTTGAGCCTGCGCCCTCGTTGCTGCTTCGGGGAACTGCCGATATGGGCGAATCTTCGTGCCGTCGGGTGCGGTGCCGAGATACGGGCGCGCATACCAAACGCCTTTCGCGTCTTGCTTTACCTCAACGCTCATGGCTTCCGCCCTTGTCATTGATTACCTCGATAGCATCGCCAACGATGTCAGACCACATAACGAGGTCTTCGTAGCTGACTTTCACGCTCTCGCGTTCGCGCTTCTCGCACGTCAGGATGCGCCTGCTCATGTCCTGCGAGACCATGCAGAGGTTTTCGAGCACGTGGCGCTTGCCAAGCCTACTCATCGCAATCACCACGCGTAATCGTTACCGTGACGCCAGAGACACCGAACAAATGCGCAAGGAACAACAGGGACACCGTTAGATCTTTTACCGCGCGCTCAATGTCCTCGGTCTTTGCGTGTCTTGCTTCGTCCTTGATTTCGAAGCCAAGCTTGACGCTACTCATCCCCATCACCTTCAATCGCGCGGATCATGTTGTCGATGCACTCTCGTGCCTTCTTGAGGTCTTCGATGCCGTTCTTGTCGCGCCATCGCCAGATGTACTTGAACGCGCATGCCTGCATATGGGACACGTACGCTTCGGTTCCAAGCATCGACTCCATTGCCGACTTGCAATCGATGCCGGTGTGCCCAGCGTAATGCGATGGCTTCGTAACGGGATCAAAAGCAGAATCAGTGCTTGCTTCCGTTGCGTAAGTGCAATCCACAAAACCATCCTCGTCGGTCAGATCGCCGACGCGTTTGACGTATGAAGTCATTCCTTGCCGCCTTTCTTACAGTTGCGCCAGACGCGCAGGCAGTTAACCAGTGTCGGATTCGCCTTGATTGCGAACTCGAAGTTGACGGCATCGGCATCTATGGTTACCGCTTCGGCTCTGATGCCCATATCGCCAAAGAAAGCACGAACGTCGTCAATAAGAACTGGAACCATTCCGTCGGAATCTCGCTTTACCTCAAGCGTGGCGAAGCGTCCCCCTTTATAGATTCCACGACCAACGACAATTGGGTCGGGTGCTTCAATTCCGCATTGGCTCATATAGCGCCGAAGCCACGTGGCATGCATTACGTCCTTAACGGCAATCGGAACGCCGCTTTGAGCGGAAAGCTCAAGCAGCCGTGTCGTTTTCCCCGATCCGCGCGTTCCAACGATGCAAATCATTCTTCCTCCTTTGAGCCCAACCACGGATGCGGGAACAGAACCCTTGCGCCGCATCCAGGGCAGTATTTCAAGCTGATAGGTTTGTACGGGTATTCAGGCTCGAACCAGCTGTATTCGCCGCCCCAATCGAACATCAGCTCTTGGCCGCATTTCGAACACGTGAAGCAGTTGCAATCATCGGAAGGCTTGGCAATCCGCAAGCACTGGTCTTCCTCATCCCACACGGTGTCGAACTCTTCTGGAACGAACTCGCACTCTTCGTCAGGCACATACAGCCTGCCGTCGCATTCGATGATGTCGGGCTCGCCCTGCGGTTCAAGCAGCCGCAAAACACGGCTTTCCCTACTCGCCATCTTCGGCCACCTCCAAAAGCTGCTGGAAATCGACCTCATGGAGAATCTTGTAGAGCTGCGCGACTTGCGGCGATCTCCATGCGGTCATGGCGAAGGGTCGCGCGTCGATATAGTGGTAGTCGTTGCGTTTGATGTGCTCCTGGGCTTCGCGAAGCGTGAGGAACATCGTGTTTTCGGCCATGCGCTCTTCTTTGATTTCAGGGAAGACGGAAGCCCCGATGCTTTCGCAATAGCGCTTAATCACTTCCATCTCGGTCAACCAGCCGTTGTCGCTTATTCCGGCTTCCTTGGCACGCCTTACTGCTTCACTGAGCGTCAATTCCTCAATCAACTCGCCGTCTTCGGAGGTGATGGCCACGTAGTCAATATCCTCGTCTCTGAGCGTCATACGAAGCCTGTGCGTCATCACAACCCAGAACCGCGGGTCTGCTTGTCCGACGTGCGGCTGCGTGTTCATCTCATTTTGCAAAGCGGCAAGAAACTCAATGTCTTCGCGCGTAATCTGTCGCAGCTGAGGTTCTTCCTTAGTCATCGCCGTTCACCTCCGCAATCTCTCGATAATGGCCGCCGAAGCTGTTGTCGAGCCATTCGTTGACCCAGCGATAGAACGCGACGAGAAACGGAATCGAGTTCTTATCGTCGGCCCATCCGCAAAAGCCAATGAACCCATCTGAGTTGAACGAAATCGCTTCGCGACCGTTGAAGTACGAACCGTCGCAGAACAAGAAGGCAGATTCGATGCCGCCGGTGCGAGAGCTCATCGCGACCGTCGGTTTGAACTTGACGCGATGCGAGATGTGCATTGCGGAAAAGGCGGCATATGCGCGTTCCTTGTTGTATCGCGCAAGCTCGATGGCGATGAACCCTTCCAGCGCTTCGATATCGTGTTGCGTGAGGTCGGAATACGTGAATCGCTCGGCGAACATCTTGCGCAGAGCGTCGCGCGAAAGCTCAAAATAGGACTCGTAACCGCACGGCACTTGGATCGGGTCCACTTCGTACACGATTTTCTGCACCTTGCGGCTATCCGATGCGGTCATTGCCTTCTCCTTTCTTCAGCTCGCGGCACTTCCAGCAGCGCTTGTCTCCCGTCGGCTTGTCGATCGCGATGAACCAATCAAGCGGACGTTCCGTGCCGCAGAACGGGCACCGCCGCGTTTTGACCTTGTTGGCATAGCTTCGCCAAGACATGTGAATCACCGTCCTTTGTTGAAAACTCTTCGATTGTTGAAAACTTGTGGAAAGCGTGTTGAAAACTATGATTCGAGCGATTGAAAAGCTCGAGAATTCGGCGCGAAAACGAACGTCCGCAAAGAAAGAAGCAAAGAAAGTAAGACTTACTTGCCACATAACGCCACAAGCACGTTTGCGGGTTTTGGGTTTGGGTTGGGTTGGGACCCAACCCAAAACCCGCCCTGTATTGTTATGTATTGTATTGTTAGGGTTTAGCCAATCGCAAACCGATGGTTTACCGCTGGTTTCTTCCATGAACATCCGTTTAACCGCCTTTGACCTGCTATTTCATCGGCTCTGACTTGTTCTTGCGAGGTCTCCCGCCTTTGGCTCCGTTCGCCCTTTGCATGCCGAAATACAGAGCGTTTTTCTGCATCCTCGCGCTTTCGATGCGCCCTTTTCCGTCGCGCGTCAGCAAGCCGATCTCAAGAAGACAGCCGATAAAGTCTTTGCAATCGTCGATGCTTGAAATCTCGTCGAACGCGCCAGCCTTGCGCATGCCAATCTGTTCGGCGAGTATCAGCCAGTCCTCGTCCGTCTCCACGGGCAAAGAGTGCGTCGTGGTGTTCGCCAGAATCTCGCACAGCCGCCAGAATGCGCCATACCCAGCGTTTCCATAGCGGAACAGCAATCGTTGGCACTTCTGGTCTTGCGCGGCGTTTGAGTCGTGTTGGAACCACGCCATAGGGTCTTGCGCCTTGTCGTGAACCTCCTTGGCAACCATCATTCGTCTTCACCTCCTTCATCCATCACAAGCCCCTTGCTCATGCCGCGAAGATGCCAGCCCTCCCATACGCAGTGGCCGCACTCTCGGCAGTTCGTCCAGATCAAGACGCCGCGAAACATGCACCTGCTTTTCGGCTTGTTGCCCGTGGCGTTAAAAACGCCGTTCTCGTACTCGCATGTGCCAGGCTCTGGCATTGACGGCTCTTCGAACAAGCTCAGCTGGTCACAACTGCTCGACATATTTCTGGCTCGCGGTTCGGATGATTGTCATCAGATGGTCTTCTGGGTCTCCCGCCTTCAAGCGGCCATCGACCAGCACAGACGCGTACGCGAGCGTTGAGCAGATGATTTCGCTCACAAACGCGGCATCGAAGTCGATGCGTTCGCCGGTGACGCTGTTGCCGATGTGGCAATCCTCGATGCAGTGAGCAACGTCGGAAACTTCGCGAAGCTGCTTGACGATGTTCTTGCGCAGCATGTCAGCCCTCTTTCTTCGTGTCGTAGATAGACTTGCGTGTCTCGATGTTCAGATCGGGGTGTCTCTCCAAGAGCCAACGGCTCAGAAGCGGCGTATCCGTGTTGTTGATGGCATAGGCGTGTTCTTGTCCGTTTCCATCCATGAACGGAACGCCCGTAATCTGATGCGAACCCTCGTAGCGCTGTTTTTCGATGAGGTACTTGGTCGATACGCGCATGCCGCGCTGATGGATAGCCAAGGCCGTGAGCTCGATGCTTCGAAGCGTCTTGGGGTTCAGTTCGCACCATTTGGCGAACAGTTCTGCGCGGTCTTGAATCTTGAGCGGAAGCGGGTAGACCGCCATTCGCTCTTGCCGCATCACACTTTCGAGCGGCTGGGTGAAATCGTCGGTGTTCATCGCACGTCACGCCCGATCAAATGCAAGATGAACCAGACCTCAGCGACGAGCAGGACAAGTGGAAGCCACCAGCAGCCAAAGGAATCGCAAAACCAGATGAGCCATTCAGCCGCCGCCATGGGGACGATTCCGCACAGGCACAACGCCGCGAAAATGTAGACAAACCAACGGATAACCAACGGTTTTCCTGCTAGAATCTCATCGTCATTGCTCTGGAAGTTTTGACGATAGCCCGTGCGCGTTTGCCGACGTGCGCGGGCACCTTCTCTTTGCAGGCTTGCGCGGCTTCTCTGACCCTCGTAAAGAACCGACGCTGATACGCACTCGACGCGCTGCGGCGGTTTTGCTTGTCTAAAACCACTACGCAAACCAGCGGTTTCTTGCTTGGTTTCATACATTTGAAACCCCTCCTTTCTTAATGCTTGCGAACGGTGAAAGTGGTGTGCTTGAGCGCGTATTCGAAGCCGAGCCCGACGCCGACGGCAACAGCCGAAGTGAAGAAGCCCCACAGGCCGACTACCTGGAACAGCTCGTCAACCCATTCCATTACGCGACCTCCTTACTTGAATTCGGGGAAAGTGCACAGATCGTTTGGCGTGCAGTCCAAAGCGGTTGAAAGCTTTACGATGCTTTCCAGCGTCGGCGAGCAATCGCAACGCTCGTACTTGCCGATTGCATCAACGCCGACACCGGATGCTTCCGCAAGCTGCTGTTGCGACCAATGCTTCTTGACGCGACGAACTCGCAGATTGTCCGCAAACGCATGTTTCAACTCGGGCATATGTTCACCTCCTTTCAATGAGTGCTCATTAGGTTTGTATTGGCTTTAGTCAATACAAACCGTATTCTTTTACGTGTAGTAAAAGAACCTAAATCAACGTGAATCACGTTGATGGCTACAGACAATAAACGTGTTTAACGTTCTTTGCAAGCGTGAATTACGTATTTTCTTGATTAACGTACGTGAATCACGTAGAATTGGCGTTGCAGCGACGAAAGGAGGGCGCATGGAATATCAATTGAAATTGAAAGAGCTGCGCAAGGCCGCTGGTTTTGCGACACAAAAGGCGTTTGCCGATTTCCTCGGCATAAAAGAACGCAAATATGCTTCATGGGAACGTGGCGAGGTTGGTATTCCGCTCGAAGACGCTTTCATGCTATGCGCAGCATTGAAATGTACGCCGAATGATTTATGTGGCTTTCCAAGCACAGGGACGAGCGAAGACGACTTGACCAGCGACGAACGCGAGATTGTGGACAACTACCGCGAAAGCTCGCCGCAGTGGCAGCAGAACATAGCGATGACCGCAAAGGCTGCGGCAAGCGAATCGAGAAAGGGCTAGAAATGGGAATCTTCAAGAACCAGCGTGAAGAAATGGCACGGCAGGAAATCGAAAAGGCGATCTCCTCGATTCCAACGCCCGACGGGCGCATTCACGTCATGCTCATTCGGTCGTTCGGTCAATCCTTTAGCGGACGGGTATTCGGCGCTGACCAGAAATACAACGAGCAGATAAACGAAGTCCTCAACGCGCTTCAAGATAAGGGCCTTGAGATTATCAGGGTAGAAACCAACTCTGTTCCTGACCAAGGTATCAGCGGCGCAGACCGTTACGACACGCTCATAACGTACAGATAGCAAAATGCCCTGTATCCATCCGCCAAGACCAGATACAGGGCGCGCCATTCCGTAGACAACTGAAAAGGCAAGGTGATAATACCATGGCAAAGGGTAACCGTGCGGCCATTTACGCACGTTTTAGCTCGCACAACCAGCGAGACGAAAGCATTGAAATTCAGGTCGATAAGTCACGCGAGTTCTGTGACGAAAGCGGCCTTGCCGTTGTACGCGTCTACAGCGATTACGCCAAAACTGGCAAGAACACGAACCGCGCTGAATTTCAGGAAATGTTAAAAGATGCCCAAAAGGGACTTTTCGATTACGTGGTGATATACAAAGTCACGCGCATCATGCGCAACAGAGACGAAATGGCTCTTGCGCGCATCATGCTTCGTAAGGCAGGCGTTGAAATCCTCTATGCCGGTGAAACGCTCGGCGAGGGCTCAACTAAAGTTCTGCACCTCGGCATGCTTGAAGTGCTTGCCGAGTATGAAAGCGCCGTCGATAGTGAGCGCATACGCGACGGCATACAGAAGAACGCGCAACGCGGCATGGCGAGTGGTCAGCGCTTGTACGGTTGGGACGTTGTAAACGACCGCTTCGTTGTAAACGAGCGCGAAGCCGCCGTTATGCACAAGATGAAAAACATGCTGTTCTCAGGCTCAACCATTGCCGACATCCAGAGGGCGATAAGAACCGAGCGAACAAGGCGCGGCAAGGCGTTCTCACAAAGCACGATCAAAAGGCTGCTCTCGCGCGAGCAAAATTGCGGAGTGTACAAATACGCTGGTGTGCGCATGCCGAACGGTATGCCTGCGCTATGGTCGCACCAGGAACAAGACGAAATAGCGAGCATCCTCAGCGGACGCGGCCACAAGCACCGAGTTGCTGACGGAGAGCAGCCCTATGCGCTAAGCGGCAAGATGTATTGCCGAGAGTGCGGCAGGTGGTTCGTCGGAACCTCTGGAACTGGAAAGAGTGGCAAAACGTATTACTACTACCGCTGTCCGAAGTGCCGCCGAACGTTCCGTCGCGACCTCATAGAGGATGCAGTTTCCGACACCATACTCGAATCGATACATGACCCAAAGGTGCGCGAGCGCATCATCGCAACGCTTGAGATGATGATCGCTGAAACCGCCGAGGATGGCGCGCCAAAGGAAAGCGAGCGCATCACGGCAGAGATTAAGCGCATTGACGCGGCGTTTGAGCGCATATGGCACGCCATAGAGGACGGCATAGCGCCCCCAGGCGGCAAGGATAGGGTTGAGGAATTGAAAGCCCGTCAAGCGGCTCTGAAAGAGGAATTGGAGAAGGCACTTGAAGCGGAAAGCGCCGAAGACTTGAGCCTTGATGACTATCTTGCATGGCTCGACACGCTAGGCGCAGAATCTGACCCGTTCGAAATCATCGACACGTTCATACGCTTCATACAAATCGACGGCGATGAAGTACAGCTGTTCTTTAGCTTCGACAATTGGGACGATGACTTTATGCCAACAAAAAAAGACGAACCCCTGATAAACAAGGGTTCGTCTAACTCTCATGTGGTGGAGACGAGGGGGATCGAACCCCTGACCTCTTGACTGCCAGTCAAGCGCTCTCCCAGCTGAGCTACGCCCCCGTGCGAAGAAGTACTATACGGGAACTCGGACGGCGATGCAAGGACAATTTTGGAAAATTTCGCAGTCGCGGCGCGGGCCGCCATCCGCTCAACGGCTATCCCGCCGGCGCCAGGCCCGTTACCGGGGCCAATCGCGCTCCCGCCCACCCGGCGATTTCAAAACCATGCCGGTTTACGGGGCCAGGCCGGGAACCCCCGAGCATGCCGTAATCGGTAAAATAAAAACCGCAGGTAGACGACTTGCGCATTCAGCGAAATGCAGGG